TCCCATTCTAGATCTGATTTAGTCATACGCATACCTCTCCAACCTTCAGGGTTAGAGTTATATGCATCCCAATGAGCTTTTGCAACTTGCCATGATTCACCCATAGCAGACCGCATACCTTCTAAGTTTGCTAAACCACCTCTCCAAACCTTGTCATTATTAGTTAATAAACCTCCAATAAACATTGATGAAGGTGTAAGAACTGTTTGCATACCAGTACCTATAGCTGCTCTAAATTGAGTACGAATACCAGATAACATTGAGTTGATACCCATTGTTCCTAGTTCTGATATAAAGGCTGGTACATCTTTAGAACCAAACTGTCCTCCCCATAGTTTCTTTTTAAAGAAAGCTTCTAGATCTTTAAATTTCTGACCATCAGCACCACCACCAACAGCTGTGTAGTGGATGAATTCAGCTAGTAGTTCATCATTAGCTTCATTTTTAATAAGGTTTTTAAACTGGTCCCAATCTTTTCTTACATTAGTAACAGCCTTACCCATTGCTTCTTGGTATTCTTCAACTCCGCCATACTGACGTAGATCCCAAGAACTAGTAGCTGATGCTTCCTTACGCCAAGTTCCTATAAGTTTATACCTTTCAAAGATATTATCTAGTAATGAACCTGGTGCTCTAAGATCAACATGTTCAATAAGTGTAGTACCTGATCGTGCAATGTCTCTAGCTTCAGAAAGTAACTGACCCATTACAACATCAGCAGCTCTGACTTGTTTATGATTTAAGGTAAGAGCTTTATAGTTTTCACTGATAGGTGTTTCTTTTAACTTAGATAACTCACCTGAAAAACTATTCTTAACCCATTTGCCAAGTTCCTCTGGCTCAACATCTACTAATCTAGAATGTCCAGTATCACTAAGAAACTTTTGTAGATTTGCAGCTATCTCTAGTAAGTCCTCTCTAGTTGCTTTAGTTTCAAAAGCAAGATATGAAGGACTATCACCAAGAGCTTTAGCGATAGCTAATACTTCACCATGAGTTGAACCAGGATTAGATACGTTTAATCTCCGTATATTAGCTTCAGTGACTACTCCTTTAGGTGAGCCATCAGCTTGGTTGATATCGTTTCTAATGACATACTGATCTCTAATACCTTCTACTGGATTAGTAGAACTTGTAGATATAGCAGGGTTATCAGTAACATCACCACCCTTGTAGTAAGCAGGGTTCTCTCTAGGACTACCATTAGCTAAATCATACTCTAACTGTGATTCAGCTAGTTCTAAATGTGCCTTACCGTTTTGACGTGTAGTAAAGCTTTGATCACGGATTGGACCATAATCAATTGCATTATCATTTGCATACTTGGTAATTAGCTCATCTTTATCTGCTTTAGATAAACCTTTCCATGACTTGTTTGGGTTCTCAGTTAAGAATTGAGCCTTTGCACCTTTTTCAAGGTCTATAGCTTTCTTGACATTATCAATTTGAATACTCTTTTCAACAGCATCCATACCTTCATCGGAGAAAGTACTTAGCTTCTTAGCTTCTTTAATTGCTTTAGCTGATCTAGCTCGTAACGCCCATCCTCCAGCTTCTAAGAAACTACTAATAAGCGTACCAACAGTTGCACCTTCTCCAACGTTATACATCATCTTTTGAGCAGGTGACATATATTCTGTTGTAGCAAATGGACTAAGATGTTTAGCCCAGCCTGGTCTCATTTCTAGTACTGCAGCTGCTAAGTTACCTTCTTGTGATTGGTTACTGATGGCATCATAAACACCTCCATGTATAGCATCTGTTGTTATTCTTCCTAGTCTTGTAGTCTTACCTGCTTTAGTTAAATAGGTTAAGCCTTTAGCAGCTGGTGCAACTTTAGATAAGCCTTTAACACCCCAACCTACAACACCACCAACAGTAGCCATACCTGCAGCAAACTCTGTTAAATGTTGAAGAGGTTTACCCCATTGGGTTTTCATTATTGGTTGGTAATCTATTAACCAAGGAGCTTCATACTTATAAGGGTCATCAGGATTAGTAGGTTTATAGAAATCCTTATCAAAGAACTTAGGTAGTGATCCTATACTGTTGTACATATCAACTACACCACCTACCACAGCTCGTCCTACTTCACCTGAATGAGCTGGTTCGTTTGTTTTCTTTGGCCAGAAACTACCTGAATCTTTCTCCTTTGCTGCCTCTCTTTGTTTTAAGATCTCTGCCTGTTGTAATTTAAGTTCTTCGTCTTGTTGTTTAGCTTGTAGATCTAACTCTTCTTGATTTCTTAGTGGATAATCTATTGGTTCCATATTATGAAGCCCCTGCTAATTTGTAATACATGCTTTCTTGAACTTCATCTCTTAGTTGTAGAAGATCAAATCCTCCCACTTTCTCTAAGTTTTGTTTGACTAGTTCTAGTTTCTGTGAGATATCTACTTCTTCATCTTCACTGATATGGCCACCTGGACCTGCTATCTGTACCCACTCTTGACCTAAACCAGGAATAATAGTTCTAGTATCTATACCCTTAGAAGAAGTATCAACAAAAAACTTTCCTGCTTTATCCCATAACATTAGTTGAGCTATAGTTCTCTGTGTGTTTTCATCAAACTTCTGATCGAGACCTACATAACCTTTTTCTATCATAGATCTTAAGTCTTGTTGATCGATGCTATATGGACCTGCAGCTAGTACTCTTCCTAATCCTTGGTTGTTTAGTACTTCAGCAGCTGACATCTCAGTCAATGGCTTACCAAATACTTCTGTACCAGTAGACATACCATTTACATCTTTACTAGTGTATGCATCAAAACCACCATATTGCTCATCAGTATTAACAGCTCCTTTATCTTTAATTGCATCTAGCATTGGAAGAAATGGATCATAATCTGGATTTGTTAACTTGGTAGTCTTAATCAAGGCACTACATGTTTTAGCCATTGATGGTTTACTACATAGGTATTGCTTGAATTTTGGATGTACATATCTATAACTTTTAGAAAGACCCATAGGTTCAATCTCTTTAAGATTGTTAGCCCTAAGTATTTCGTTCATGATTTCATACGGATCTCTCTTTGGGTATTGAGTATTGATTGTCTTAATGAAATCAGGAACACCGTTTATATTGGTATTTTGTATAGCCTTTAGATCTGCTTCTGTAAAGACACCTGGTGTTGAGATGAATGCTTTATTATTTTTAATGTGTCGTACATAATAACTACCTCTACCAAGTTTTGGATTTTTTAAAATCAATGGTTTGTTATTCTCATCTACTCTAAAATCGTCTTTGGCAGCTATTGTCTTACTAAGTATTATAGATTCTGCTAGTGCTGCTTCTGCTGGTGTGTCGTACTGACCTGATTTTAGACCTTGTAAGATTCTTTTTCTTAATATCCCTTCAGCTCGAGTGATCAGACTAGTAGTATCACCTTCCAGTTCTGATGTAGGTAACAGGTCTCCCATCATCTTTTTTACTCTTTGTCCGATAGTAACTAGTTCACCTTTAACTGTTGGATCACTTAATATAGGTGCAAACTTTTCCCATTGCTTAACTGTAACACCATCTAATCTTGGATCGAGTAATACTCCAGCACTTAGTTGACCTGAGTAGTATGTATCTAGAAGGAAGTTTTCAGTCCTAGCCGCATTCATCCTTCCAGGTAATAGAGATTGCCACGACTTTATATATTCAATCTCCTCTATATCAACGACACCATCACTAGCCATAACGTCTTTAATCAACTCAAGTTCTTTAAAGCTGAAATTCTTGTGAGGCGTGCTCTGTCTATAAGATTCAAATTGAACGTAATGTTTAGCTACTTTTTCTTTTTGTGTATCTTCAAGTTTTTTTTCTTGAGCAAAAATTCTTTCAGTAAATGCATTTTCAATTACCTCCCAATCCTTCTTCCATTGCTCACCAAGAAGTACTTCCTTACCTCCTACAATTAATCTATGTGATTTAATCTCCTCCCATTCGTCATATGTAAGTTTTCCATTTCTTACCAGCTCAGCTGCATAGTTTGCATGTTTTATTCTCTCTATTTTCATTAAGTTAGGGTTTCCACCAGTGGCATTTGTTATTGTTTGCATAAAACGCTCGCCAATTGGTTGTCCTGTTTCTATACCACCTTTCTCAGATATTGCAGTTTCTAAAAGCAGTCTTGATTTATCTGCTTCTTTCTGTTTCCAGTTAGTTAAGTCATTTTGTTTGGCTCTTACTCTGTACTCATCTAAGTGTTTCTCTATATGTGGGTGAGCATGTAGAGATACAAAGGTTGAGTCATAACCACCACTCTTTGGGTTACTTTCATCTTTAACTATCCCTGAACCATAGAGTTCTTGACGGATTTTGCCTGTTACTACTTCAACCTCTGGTGAATTTATTTCGTTTTCTCCTATGAGCTCATTGAGCGATTTTTTGCCGTCAAATCTTTTGTCTGCAAGTCTAGCAATATCTGTTTTAGCATTATATTTAGCCCAATTAGTTATAGCACCGATCTGAAAACCATGTAGTCTTGCACCACTAAGGTCATAAAATTGGTTTAATACCTCTGGTCCAACTTGATTTTTTAAATCCTGTATTATTTTATTAGAAGCTAATTCTACTGAACTCGTATGTGCATTGATGTTTGCAATTGCTTGAGCTTTTTCAGGAGATATAGCATATCTTACTGCTAGATCTATACCTTCTTTGCGTAGTGCCTCTTGCCTTTTACCATATATACCTATACCTTGCACCAAAGTTTTAGGTATTAGCTCTTTGATTTTATTTAGATTACTTTCATTATGTGCCTCAACTTGATATCTTAGATTTAACTCTCGTTGTTCTAAGTCTAGTTGTTTCTGTTCTGTCTCTCTATAAGCTTTATTAAAGTTTTGAGCTAAGTTAAAATTATCTCTTCTATTAGATGCCTCTTGTTGTTCTTTATACCTTAATCCTTCTAGATAATCCCGTCTGATTTGCATCTCGCCTTGATGAGCCTCTTTCATAGCCCGTAGGGTACGATCAGTTTCCTCTTCAATACGATTTACAAAACTTGGATATTTAATGGGGTTGTAGCCCGTTCGTTGACCGTGGCCACGAAAACTTAGACTTCTCATTTTTTTTAGTTGTTATTAATTAGTCTTTAGTTAAAAGGTAAGTACCAAGGGCGGCAGCTATTGCGAAAGGTGCTGCAGCTACTGCACCTATACCTGTTGCAGCACCAGTTCCAAATCCTGCTGCCTTAAGTCCTGAGTACACAGCTAGACCTGTTGACGCACTTCCTAATGCAGATGCTGCAATATTTGCTGTATTATTTCCTGAAGGAGTAGAACCTATTGTTGGTAATGGTGGTGGGGTTGGTTCCATTGGATCTTGATATTCAATCATTGGTGGTTGATTTGCAGCAAGACTAGGATCAGGTGGCAGTATTAAATTCCCATCAGCATCGGTTGGTCTAGTAGCTTCTAACATTCTTTGTGCTTCAGCTTGTAAGTCGGAACCTAACTTAGATAGGACTATATCTTTTTGATTAGCTACTGAATTAGCAGCCGCACTATCAAGTGATGCTTGTAGAATCGCTTGGTTAGTTCTAAATCTTGCTCCTATATTTTCTAGATTCCAATCTTCTTTCTTTATTCCAAGAGCTGTATCGACTTGTGCAGTTCTTAGATTTCTATCTATTTCTTTAAAGTCAATATCAGTATTCTCTAGTAGATCTTCCATCTCCTTTCTAATAGCTTGTAGATCTAACTGTCCTTGCTGACCAGTCATAGATAAACCTCTATCTACTTCACTCATTTCTCGATTAGTAGTTTCGATATTATCTAATGTTTGTAGATCTATTTTACTACTAGCTACCATTGCTTTAGCTTCTGTATCTAATGCTCCTATTTTGTTTTGTATAGCCCTTGCATTACCTGCAGATTGACCTCTAACTAAGGTTTCAACAAGAAGTGCATTTTGCCTACCAAGTTCAGCAAAGAATGACTGAATAGCCTTACCTTGTGATCTACCAGCTTGTCCTAATTGAGCTTGACCTGCAGCTTTTAATGCTTTGACATTCGCTTCAGTAGTGTCAAAAGCTGCTTTAGCTTTTTGATCATCTATCTGACGCATGAGCATATCATTCTCAAAATCTGCTCTAGTCTTAGCTGAAAATACATCTAGTCCCAAAGCATATTGATCGTATTTACTTTGAGCTTCTTTTGCTTTTAAACTTTGAGATAAACCTGATTTCGTATAAGCACTTTTACCAGCTTTATCAATTAATTCTAATTGTTTACCTGCAGTGGCAAACTGAGAATTACCTATCTGTTGTTTTACATTTGCTAAACTTTTAGCTTTTATATTTTCAAGTTCACCTTCTTGATCCTTAAGACCTAATTTTAAAGCTGTTGTTTCAAATCCTGCAGCACCAGTAGCTTCATAAAGATCTTGAATTATGTTGGTGTTTTCAAATGCAGCTTGTATGAATTGCTCATCAAGAACCTTACGTTCTCTATCCAGAGCAAACTCCATACCAGATTGATTTAATCGAAGTTGAGCATCAACCTCTTTATCTCGTTTAGAAACAAATTTCTTCTGCTGCTCAAATTCATAATCAGCAATCGCTAAGCCATAATCATAATTCTTTACAGCAGTATCGATTTGATATTGTCGTTGTGCAGCAGCATTTTGTCTTTGCAGCTTAACAGTCTCTTCTTGGAACTCAAAAAGTCTCCACTGTTCACCTGTTGTACCATCTTTTTGAGTTCCGTCTTCGTTTGTTGCGAACGGTTCCCAAGCCTCACCACTTTCATGCTCCTTTTGAAATATCTCACGCCACTTACCACTACCTTGTCTTATATTTAACCACTCTTCATTAGTCCTAGCCCATTGTCTAGCCCAATCCTGTAAATTGGTTTTATACTGAGAATCTCTAAGTGATTTCTGATAATTTATTGCTGAAGTTGACACCGTTAACTCCTCCTATAAAATCTTGGTGAATAATATCCTTCCCACATCATTGACGTTATTGATACTGGAAATGGTGAATCGCTTGATACTTTTAAGGTGAAATTATCCGACTTCTGATGTATTGGAACCATCATTACTGATTGGTCGTCAAGCGGTACATCATTAGCTAGGTTTAAGTCTGCAAGGATAACTGGATGTACATCTGTATATTCAGCTGTACCTAAACGTTGTAGTTTGAAACCTACTAAACCTGTTAAACCTGTACTAAATTTCATACGGGCTATGGTTAAGGAAGCACTAAAGTCTGCCTGTTGTCCTGCTTCATCTAATCTAAAGTAGGTTTTAGGTAACGTTAGTTCTAACGTATATTTGAATCCTACAATTACCTGACTAGCTATACTACTGAAATCTTTGTTAGGTACTTTAAAATAAGTTCCTGTACCATCTGTTGCAATAGTTGGTGTAGTTGTGAATCCACTTTCAACAAATGTAGGGTTAGTTAAATCTGATGAAGTACTAGCGATAACAACAACAGGACTTAAACCAGTTACATTATTAAAAGGTATATAACATTTACTAAATGGATTTACTGGATCTGTTTGGTCATAAACTACTGAACTTGCTGCAGCATATAAATCAACACAAGGATTCATCTTCTGTCCATCAGAGTTAACAAGTATTTGTTCCTCTGGTGTTTGGTTGATACTTGCTGACAACAACGTATATTGACCACCCTGCATAGTTACAGCGTAGAAAGTATCACTATCTATAGCTACTGTTTGTACATTCCCTGGTAGTTCCCATCTAAACCAGGACTGCATAACTTCCCTTTCTCCATCACTGAAAGTCCTATAGAAATATATATCCTTCTTTGTTGGACCATACATAGCCACAAATGAGTTCTGTGGTGATGCTGTTAATTCAGTTACAGTAGAAGGCACCCATTCAGATACAACTCTTCCAATGTCTAATACTGTTGGGTTCATCTCTTGACCCGATGTTCTCATTTGGAAGATACGAGAATAACTAGGAGTCTTACTTAAGAAGATGATGTTTGTACCGTTATCTACAGGATCTATATCTATGTCCATCTCATAGTTTGAGATACCACGGATAATGGTTGATGTAGGAGTAAAGATTCCATTTGGTGCATACATCATAAACTGCTGATTCCTACTGAATAGGACTAAACCCTGTGCAGTTGGTATCACACCTGTAAGGATGGTAGGTCTGATACTAGATGTGTTTAGATCAACTGGATCACTAGCAATTTGAGTTAAAGCTGAGACATGGTAGAAGTTATAAAACTCATTAGCTTGACTCATGGAAACATTATCCTTAGTCAAGAAACCTAAACGACTAGAATGGAAGAAAGCTTGTTGAATCTTCTGTCCTACAAATGTCGGGTGTGAATTGGTTTCATCGTCTCCTACTAATCTCTGTGTCCAGTTAATAGGTTTAAAGGTAAAAGTATTAGCAGCTGTATTAACTAGCTCATGTGGCATAGTACTGGCTGTTAAACCAGGTGATACATCAGGAGCTATATATTCCTCCCAATAACCAGCTCCACTTGTACCATCGTCTGCAATAAATCTAGTATAGTAAGAGTCTTGTGCAGAGTTTGCAGTATTAAATACCTTAACTACTCTGTGGTGTAATGATCTATCAGGTAATGCGGTAACGTTAGCAACTTGATTTTGATAAGTTTCTAATCTCTCATTATCAGTACCACCTTTACCAGACAATGTAAATGCACTACTACCAGATAACTCAAGTGTTGTATCTAATTTAGTAACTGTTAATCCAGAGATATTTAGAGCATCAATACTGTTTTTTAAGTTAGTTAAGATGGTATCAATATCTGGTCCACTAGATGTTGTATAAGTAACAGTAGATGAATTGATTGTTACTGAGTAAGTAGTGCTTGATGTTACTGCTTTGATCTTTACAGTACCAACTTTCTTAGCAGTAAATGAAGGTGCAGCTTGAGCAGTTACTGTGACACTTTTATTAGTTATAATTGTTGTGTCTTGTACAGTTAAAATATCGTAGTCAGTAGCTTTAGTACCAGTTAAATAGTTTGTATTACTAGAACCAGTATAGGTAATTGTGGCAGCTACACCAGATGTAGCATTCCATATATAAATAGCTGTACCTTTAATACAACCTACATACTTCTCATCTCCATCTCTGTGGATATAGAACCATTTAGCATCAGAGTAGATATTCTCATTACCTAAACCTTTTAAGAATTTAAAACCAGGTCTCTTAGTCAAACCAAATGTAGGATCTGGATAAGCATTAATACAATCTACTAATTGTCCTGGTAATTTCTTATCGTCTGGTTGTCTAGATACACCACCTAAATAATTCTGTACTCTTTGTGTGACATTTGGCATTATCTTTGAAGTGCTTTGTAAGGTTGATAACTGTTATAAAAATCTCCACCTGCAGGATGTCCAAAGAATGAGAAGTTACCTTGGTTACATTCATACTCAAGTGCTTGTGCTCTGCAGTAAACTTCCTTCTCTTTACACATTTGATAAAGAGCTTGATCACCTACAATACGACTAACAGTAAAACATGCAGCTCTAGCTGTTATGTAATCTTGTATAGGTCTTGGTATATCTACCCAATCAAATAACCAAACAACATCACATTTAACTTCTTCAGTGAATGTATCTGAATGAGCCATGCGGTCGTAGAGCTTTCCATTTCTTCTTACTACATCTTTATCTCTGTAGTTTCCATTATTAGCTAGATCTATTTGTAGGATATTACTTGGTATAACTATATTGTTACTACTATCAGGAGTGAACGGATAACCATATTCCTTATTAAAGGTCCATCCTTCAGCCTGTACTTCTCTATTAACTTGTATTAGAGCTTCGTATGCAATCGCAACGTCTGGGTTGGTTTGATCGAGTGTCGTTACAGGAGCTTGACCGACTGACGCTAATATTTGATTTACCGCTGGTAGCTCTGTAGCAGCGTTAGTGGTAGGGATAGCCATAATTATATATAAAAAAAAAGGGAGCCATAAAGACTCCCAATAAACTTAGAATGCAGAAGGTGCAGTACCACCTACATATAATTCAACAGCAGCAGCTGGATTAACATAATCCGCACCACATGCTAAACGTCCAAGGATAACGTCACCCTGATAAATCACAGAGACATCTCCTTTGGTTACTTGTACTGAAGGACCAATAGCTTCTACCATACCTGCAGCTTCTTTTTGGAAGATAAGTCCACAAGACTTACTACCAAACTCAGTTTTGGTACCGTAGTCATTCTTGATTCCAGTTGCATTGCCATCAGCATCTTCAAATCCACCTGGCTTATCTTTATCTGTTTGTGCGATAAAGTCACCAGTATTACCAGGGTCAGTAACACCTGTTGTACCACCATAAGCAGTACCATAATTACCAAGGAATGGAATATTCATTGACTTGTAGATCTTGATACCAGCGATCTCCACAATTCCATTACCCTTCTGACGGGATGTACCTTGTGC